AGAAACTGAAACTGGAAATAGTTTTGTTTTATTATTAAACGGCACAAAAATACAAAATGATGTAACGGTAAAAGATGTTGGTGATAAAGTATTATTAGAAAGTTCTGTATATGGTAAATTTACAGTAGGCGAAACTATTACAGGTTCTACATCTGGTGCAACGGCAACTATATTAGCTGAAGACTTAGATAATGGTAGACTTTTTATTTCAGCACAAGATAAATTTAAAGACGGTGAAACTATAACAGGTAATTCATCAGCTGCTTCTGCTACGTTAAATGATTACAGACCAAATCCAGTTCAAAATATCCAAGACTTAGTAAACTTTAGAGATCCAGATAAAGTTATATCTAACTTCTTAACAAAATTTAGAAATGAGTTCTTAAATACTTTACCTGAAACTTTAGATAATAATGTAGATAAAAGAAAACTAATTAAAAATATCAAATCAGTTTACAGAGCAAAAGGTACTGCTAGAGGACATGAATTATTTTTTAAACTATTATTTAATTTAGGATCAGAAACAATATATCCTAGAGAACAAATGTTAAAAACTTCAGACGGTAAGTTTGATACTAAAAAAATTATAAGAGCGATTGGTACTGAGGGCGAAACTTTAAAATTAGTTGGTCGTACAGTTACAGGTCAAACATCTCAGGCAACTGCTATAATTGAAAACGTATTTAAATTTCAAATAGGTGCAAATACAATATCTGAATTTATTTTAAATGATGATAGTATTTCAGGTAGTTTTGCAATAGGAGAAGAAATTAGAGGTACTGAAAATGATGATATTGATACTTTTATCAAAGCTAACATAACAGGTATTCCAACTTCACCAACAATTTCAAATGACGGTGCGTTACATTCTCCACAAGAATCGATTGCTGTAATAGGTGGCGGTCAAGGTGCAATCATGCAAGTTGAAGCTGTTGGTTCTGGTGGTATAACAGATTTCATTATTGATAACGCAGGTACAGGTTATTCAATAGGTGATGATTTAGTTTTTAATAATACAGATACAGGTGGTGGTTCTGCTGTTGCAAAAGTTTCAGTTGTCAACGGTGGTTTTACACAAGAAGAATCCACATCAACTGTTGACGATCATATAGTTTTAGAAGATGAAACCGTAAGAGGTGATATGTACACAGGTAACAAAGTTGTACAAGAAAACGGCAACGGTGATATTACAGATATAAGAATTATTAATAGTGGTAGTGGTTACAGTTCATTACCAACAATTGCAGTTACAGGTGGATCAAATGCAAGTGTATTTTGTTTTGGTGATGAAATTGGTAAAGTACAGGCAATTAAAGTAATTGAAACTGGTGCTGAATATCAAAATTCTCCTTCGCCACCTACAGTATCTATGAGAACACACATTGTTTTAGGAAATGTATCAGGTGGTTTTTTAGCAAACGAAACTGTAACTTCGGTTGATAGTGCAAGTTCAACTATTACAGCTACAGTTGCAAGTTTTAATGGCAGTACAAATGTTTTAACTTTATCAAGTGCTACAGGTACTTTTGATGAAGATAGAGAATTAACTTCAAGTGGCGGTGGTACTGGTATAATTAAAAAAGTAGATTCTGCTACAGCGACAACTACAGTTGCTAGTGTTATTGATACAGACGGTACATATATTAATCAGGATGGTTTTATTTCAGAAACTACAATGAAAGTACAAGACAGTTTATATTACCAAGATTTTTCATACGTTATCAAAGTTGGTCGTACAATTAATGACTGGAGAGATTCATTTAAAAAGACAATGCATACAGGTGGTTTTTACTTTACAGGTCTTGTAAACATATCAACACAGGTAGACGCACAAATTCAAAGTATAACAGGTTTAAATTCTGGTGCTACTGGTACACCAATCAAAGATGTATTGAATACACTATACTCTAAACTTTTAGGTAGAAGATTAGGAACAACAGACGGTGGCACATCATTAGCTTCAAATCCAGAATTAGCAATAGATGTAGAAGCAGGCGATAGTGTTATCGCTTCATTAGGTGCAAATGAGAGAGATGTAACTTTATCACGTCACATGATAATTCGACAACAATCAAAAGCATTATCTACACATAGAGAAAATACAACTAAATTTGGTCTTGCAGTTGCAGGTCCGAGAATGAAATCAATAGATAAGTACGTTTTAGGTCTTAACATGGGTAGTCAAGTTAGATTAGATCAGATACAAGCAATTCGTATGGAAAGTCTTAAAAATACTTCACTATATAATATAGTACCAACTTTTGATGATTTTAACACAGATATAAAAATTAACTTTGCAATATCAACTGAAATTGGTGAGATAGATAGTAACTCATTTGATGAAACAAATATTACATTTGACCAGTCGAATTTGAAATTTGATGTCGCATAGTTGTATAAATAGTATTAGGAAAAAATAAAAGATATGGCAAAACAAACTATAGGTATCGGATCAACAGCTAATGACGGAAACGGAGATCCAATCAGAACCGGTGGTGATAAGATTAATGATAATTTTAATGAGTTGTACGCTTTTTTAGGTGGCAATACTCTACCATCAACAATTAAAATAGATTTCAGAACACCAGCAAATACAGGTCAAGCTGGCGACGGAGTAGGTCTAATAACACATGACAATACACATCTTTACATTTGTACAGGACCATACGATGGCTCTACTATAATTTGGAAAAGAGTAAGTTTAGGTTCATATTAACGTTATAAATATAGTTAAAGGAATAACAAATGGCAGCGATTATAACAAACAAATTTAGAATCCACAACTCAGAACAGTTTGTGGAATCATTTTCAGAGGCAGCCGCTAGTGTATATTATCTAGCAATGGGCAGACCTCAAGCTTTTGGTACAAAAACCAGAGGTGACAGTAGAACAAATAATGAGGGTACTGATACAGCACCTTTAACACCAGTAGATTCAATATCAGACGAGTTTTATTATTTTGATGATTTCTTAGCTGCAAAGAAAGTTCAAACAACAGACGTATCTTTTGTTATTCAAAGAAGAAACTGGACAACTGGTACAGTTTACGATTATTACAGACACGATTACGGAAATAGAATTACAGGTGGTACTACAACACAATCAGCAAATAGTGGTGCAACTACTTTATATGATAGTGCTTTCTATGTTATAAACAGTTCTTTTCAAGTTTACAAATGTTTAGATAATAATGGTAATGCAAATTCAACTGTAGAACCAACAGGAACAAATTCAACTATCTACTCATTAGGAGATGGTTACAAGTGGAAATATATGTACACATTAACTGCTGGTCAACAAACAAATTTCTTATCAACAGATTTTATGGCAGTTGCAACTGACTCAACAATATCATCAGCTGCTGTTGACGGTGCAATTAACATAGTAAAAATTAAATCTGCCGGTACAGGTGGTGCAGACGGTACACATGCAAATATTAATATCAGAGGTGATGGTACAGCTGGTAAAGTTTCAGTAACAGTAAGTTCAGGTGCCATTTCAGCAGTAACAGTTACAGCAAAAGGTTCAGGTTATACTTTTGGTTATATTAGACTTGCAGACATAGTAGCTGCAGGTGCGACAAACTTGACAGGTGCTGAATTAGATTGTATCATAGAACCAAAAGGCGGACACGGTTTTAATGCAGTAGAAGAATTAGGTGGTTTTTTTGTAATGTTAAACACTAACTTTGAAGGATCAGAAACTTCAAACTCTGGCGACTTTACAGTAGCAAACGATTTTAGAAGAGTTGCATTAGTTAGAGATCCAAAATCAGGTGGTTCAGCTGCTACAGCAAACACTTTAAGAGGAATGAAAGTAGTTAGATTTGCGGCTTCTCCAACTCCAGGCACATTTGTAATTGATGAAGAAATAAATCAAGCAACAACAGGTGCAGTAGGTAAAGTTGTAGAATGGGATCCGACAAACAGACTTTTATATTATGTACAAACAAGATACAATGACGAAGGTTTAGATACTAACGGTAACTTAACAGCTTTTTCTGGTGCAAATGTAATATCAGGTATTAACTCATCTGCTACAGGTACACCTTCAACATCAACTGAAACAGTAGATAATGTTTCTTTAACATCTGGTTATGCGTCTTCAGAATTAGACGCTGACGTTGGAGATGTTATGTATGTTGAAAATAGAGCACCTATTACAAGAGCTTCAGATCAAACTGAAAATGTTAAATTAATAATTGAATTTTAGAGGAAAGATAAATGCCAAGTCCAACAGACTTTAATCTTTCGCCTTATTTTGATGATTTCTCGGAAACTAAAAAGTTTCACCGAGTTTTGTTCAGACCAGCATTTGCTGTACAGGCGAGAGAATTAACACAATCACAGACTATCTTACAAAATCAGATCGAAAGAGTATCTGACCACCTTTTTGAAAAAGGTGCAATGATTATTCCTGGTGAAATAGGATATGACTTATACTACTACGCTATAAAACTTACCTCAAAGTCAGCTTCAAATGTAAGTGATTATGTTGGATCAACTTTAACAGGTGCTACATCTGGTGTAACTGCTACAGTTATAAATGCTGTGGCAACAGACGGTACTGATCCTGATACATTATTTGTTAAGTATATAAAAACTGCTACTACAGATAATTCACAAATTAATTTTACACATGGCGAAACAATTAACTCAAATGCAGCTGGTACACCAAGCGCTGTAGTTGCTTCTTGTCATACAGGTTCAGCTGCTGAAGTACAAGAAGGTATTTACTATATTAATGGTTTTCATGTAGAAGTAAATAATCAAACTTTAATATTAGACAAGTATACAAACACACCATCATACAGAGTAGGTTTAACTGTAACAGAAAGTTTTGAAACCTCAAATGATGACACAAGTTTAAATGACAATGCAGCTGGTTCATCAAACGTAAATGCTCCAGGTGCTCACAGATTTAAAATCCTATTAACATTAGCTAAGAAAACAATATCATCAACCGAAGATTCAAACTTCTACGAGTTAATGAGATTGAATAATGGTAACTTACAAAATAAAGTAAGAACAACTGAATATGCAGTATTAGAAGATACTTTAGCTCGTAGAACATTTGACGAATCAGGTGATTATACAGTAAGCAGATTTGATATCGATATTAGAGAACATTTAATATCAGGTACTAACAGAGGTATATTTACTTCAAGTAATGGTGGTTTAGAAAGTAAACTTGCCATAGGTCTTTCTCCTGGTAAAGCATATGTAAAAGGTTATGAAATAGAAAAAATTGCTACAACTTTTGTAGATGTAGATAAAGCTAGAGATTTTGAAACACAACAAAACTTTGGTACTAGATTTGATATAGGTAACTTTGTAAATGTAACAAATGTATTTAATACGCCAGATATTACATTTGACGCTTCTAGTAGTACAGAGGCATTTAAAAAAGTAAGTTTACACTCTAAAGCTACATCTGCTAGAGGTACTATAGGTTCAGGTTCAGGCACAGCTTCTTTAGATGAAATTGGTCGTGCAAAAACTAGAGGTTTTGAATATAGTTCAGGTATAGCATCCAACTTTACATTTTCAAGTTCATCATTAACAAGTGCTATTTACAAACATTATCTTTTTGATATTACAATGTTTACACATGTTAACTCAGTTAAAGGTACAGCATTTACAACTGGAGAAACAATAACAGGTTCAACTTCAGCTGCAACTGCTACAGTAGAATCAATTTCTGCTGAAACAAGTAAAACAATTTCAGCAATTTCAAATACTGATAATCCTGGTATAACATCAACAGTATCATCAACAGCACATGGTTTAGAAGAAGGTCAACAAATTACAGTAGCAAGTGCTGGATGGAATGTAGACTCATCAGCTATTAATGATAATACAATATTTACAGTTAGAAATCCTAGTGCAAATGCTTTTGATTTATTTGACGCAGACGGAACATCAGCAGTAAACGTAACATCATATTCTTCAGGTGGTACAATAAAACATGCTGTAGTAGTTTTATCAAACGTAAGAGGTGAGTTTGTCGCAGGTGAAACAATCACAGGCGGTACTTCTTCAGGTACAGACGTTATTCAATCAAACGTAGTAGGATTTAAAGCAGTTAGATCCTTTGATATGTCAAACGCTAAACAAATTTCAATGGCAGGTTCTCCGACATATACTGCCGATACATCACTTGCAACAGCAACAGGTGAAGTAACAACTATAACAGGTTCTTTAGACATAGCTGCAACTGCCAATTCACAAGTAACTGGTTCTGGTACAAGATTTACAACAGAATTAGAAATTGGTGACTCAATTACATTTACTAATAATAATGGTACATCTGAAACTCATATTGTTGAGGCAATTGTTTCTGATACACAAATAACATTAGAAAGTACACCAGCAGCTGCTTCTACAAAAACTATTGCAACTAGAAACAGATCAAAATTACAATCACCAGAAAAAAATATTTCTGTATTTTCATTACCATATGAAACTATCAAAACATTAAAAACTACATCAAACGGTGGTGTTACAGATACAAATTACAAATTTTCAAAACAATTTACATCTCAGTTATCAAACGGATCGTTACAGTTAACAGCAGGTAACAACGAAGTATTTACTGCCTTGACAGAGGGAGATTATGTAATCTCAATTAAAACTTTAGGTTCTGCTTCAACTGGTGCAGCTGGTGATGTTTTAAGTATTACAGGTAATAATGCAAATGGTTCAGCAATCTTTAGTAGATCAGGAAGTCCAACAGGTAAAATTTTAACATTAAACTTTGGTACTGCTTATGCAGACGCAACATTAAAAGTTGTTGCTACTATTAGTAAATCTATCGGAGATAGTAAATCAAAAGCTTTACAAGAAAATTCAACATTAGCAGTTGCAACTCAAGCTACTATTGAAAGTGGTACAATCAATTTAGGTAAGGCAGACATCTTTCAATTAAAATCAATTAAGATGGCAGCTGACTTTAGTACAAATGCACAATCAAGTGACACAGACATTACAGATAGATTTGATTTAGATAATGGTCAAAGAGATAACTTCTATGATGTTGGTAGAATAAAATTAAAAACTGGTGCATTAAATCCTACAGGTAGATTATTAATTACTTTTGACTTCTTTACACACGGTGCTGGAGATTACTTTGACGTAGACTCTTATGAGGGTGTTGTAACATATGAAAATATACCAAGTTATACATCTGTTAACTCTGGCGAAAGATTTGAATTAAGAGATTCATTAGACTTTAGACCACGTGTTGCTGATGATAGTACAATTAATTCTGGTTCACAAGATAGAGATTACGATACAACTGCTGGCGCAACTGTAACAAACGTTATTAAATTTAATACAGACGTTGCAGGTGATTTTGAATATTACTTACCAAGAATAGATAAAGTATTCTTAGATAAAAACGGTAGTTTTAAAATATTAAAAGGTGCTTCAGCATTATCACCGCAAGTTCCAGGAACTTTAGATAATGCAATGCATTTATACACATTGTTTTTGCCAAGTTATACATTAGATACTGCTGAGATAGGTATTGAATCAGTTGATAACAAACGATATACAATGAGAGATATTGGAAGAATAGAAAAGAGAATAGAAAATACAGAATACTATACTCAACTTTCAATGTTAGAACAAAATGCTCAATCATTACAAATACAAGACGCTGATGGTTTTGATAGATTTAAAAATGGATTTATCGTAGATAACTTTACAGGTCACGGTATCGGTGATGTAGGTAATAATGATTACAAAGCTTCAATCGATTATGCTGAAGGACAATTAAGACCATCATTCCACGAAGACGCAATACAACTTATTGAAAGAGATGATGACGGTTCAGCAATTGTAGCTGCAGATAGAACAGATTCAAACTATGCAAAAACAGGTGATTTAATTACTCTACCATTTACAGAGTCAACTTTAATAGATCAACCTTATGCAAGTAAATCAATCAACGTAAACCCTTTTGGTGTATTTACATGGATTGGTTCAATAGATTTAACACCACCAAGTGATGAATGGAAAGAAACAGAAAGAGCACCAGAATTAGTAATTAATAATCCAAACGGAAGTTGGGATAACTTAGTTAAGAATAACGGCAACTCTGGTCAATTATCTGAGTTTCCTATGTCAACTGTATGGAACGAATGGCAAGATACATGGACAGGTCGTCCAGTAGAAACCGAAAGAAGAAATTTAGGTACATACGAAAAAAGAGGTGGTCATGGTTGGAGAGTTATTGCTAGAGAAGAAGTAACAACATCACAAAGAGTTCAACAAGCACGTACAGGTATTAGAGCTGTTGCTGTTCCTGAAACAGTTAGAACATCAATGGGTGATAAAATTATTTCAGTTGCATTTGTACCTTTCATAAGATCAAAAACTTTAACATTCTCAGCAACAAGAATGAAACCAAACACAAGAGTTTACGCTTACTTTGATAACATCTTAATAACTTCATATGTAACACCAACTGGTGGTTCTTTAGGTGGTAATTTAATTACAGATACTAACGGTGCCATATCAGGTACATTTACAATACCTGATCCTAAAAATAATGCAAATCCAAGATGGAGAACAGGTAAGAGATTATTCAGATTAACAAGTTCAGCTTCAAATAGTCAAACTAATTCAGACGTTGATACAGCTGCTAATGCAGAATACACTGCTTCAGGTACAATTAATACAGTACAAGAAACAATAGTATCAAGTAGAGAATTTAAAGTTGAAATGAGAAGTGTAACAGATACACAAACAATCAATAGAACATCTACAAGAACGGAAGAAAGACAAGTAGGTTACCATGACCCACTAGCACAAACTTTCTTAATAGATGACGCTGGTGGTGTATTCTTATCAAGTGTTGATTTACACTTTAGTTCAAAAGACTCTGCTATACCAGTTACAGTACAAATTAGAGATGTTGTAAATGGTTATCCTGGACAAAAGATATTACCTTTCTCAGAGGTAACTTTAAATCCAAGTTCAGTAAATACAAGTTCAGATTCTTCATCAGCAACGACATTTAATTTCCCAAGTCCTGTTTACATACAAGAAAATGTTGAGTATTGTTTTGTAATTATGTCAAACTGTCAAAACTACAATGCTTATGTGGCAAGAATGGGTGAAACAAACTTATTATCAGATAGATCAATTTCATCACAACCATATGCAGGTGTTATGTTTAAATCACAAAACGGTACAACTTGGTCTGCTGAACAAAACGAAGATATTAAATTTAAATTAAAAAGATGTGAGTTTGAAAATGTTACAGGTACAGTTACGTTGGTTAATGATACTCTACCGAGTAGAACACTAAAAACAAATCCATTAAGAACAACAAGTGGATCTGCTGTAATCAGAGTATTTCATCCAAATCATGGTATGCATACAACATCAAACAACGTTACTATTTCTGGAATGCCTTCAGGTACAACACACAATATACCGGCAGCTGAAATTAATAAAACTCATACATCAATTTCAAATATTACTTTAGACAGTTACGATATAACTGTATCTACAAATGCTAATACTACTGGCGATATGGGTAGCGCAGCTATTATTGCAACACAAAACAGACATTATGATGTATTAAACTTATCAGGTGTTCAAACAATGCAAGTGCCAGGTACAACAATTAACCATTATGTAAGACCTACAAGTAGTACGTCTGTAAGTGGTAGTGAAACATCATTTGCTTTAACTAGTGGTACAAATAAAATTGCAGTTGTAGGTAATGATAATATTTCATTCACTTCTCCGAAGATGGTTGCTTCTGAAATAAATGAAACAAATGAAATTACAGGTTCATCAAAATCATTCTTTACAGTTTTAGAATTAGCTACAGCAAACACAAAATTATCACCTGTAATCGATACTCAAAGAATGAGTGCTTTTGTAATATCAAACAGATTAAATAGTCCACAAAGTGGCGATCCAGATTATGTTTCTGATATTACAAATACAGGTACATCATCAGCTGCTGTTTACTGTACAAAACCAATTATATTAGAAAATACATCAACTGCTTTAGATGTAAGACTAACAGCTAATGTTAGAGGTTCGTCTGAAATAGAAATGTATTACAGAGTAACAGGTCCACAAGACGAGTCAAGTGTAAAAGATTTATCTTGGATACCATTTAATACAAACGGTAATTCAGATGTCGCAGTTGCACCTGCTACAAATGATAGTACTTTCAATGAATTAAGATATACAGCAAGTAGTATAAATGAATTTACAACTTTCCAACTTAAAATAGTTATGAAAGGAACTAACTCATCATATCCACCTATTATTAGTGATATGAGAGGTATAGCATTAGCGGTATAATATGGCAAAAATAAAAGTTGAAAATTATAACAGTTTTGTAAGAGATACAAGATCAAGCGCTATTGTAAATACCAACACTATCAATTTCAAAGAATACATGCAGAAAAGAGCTGATAGACATAAACAACAAGATGAGATTAGATCAGCGGTAAAAGAAATAAATAGTTTAAAAGCTGAACTATTAGAAATAAAAAATATGATACAAGAGGTTATTAAAAAATAATGGCAATTAGAAGTGTAGCATCCACAGATACTTTAGGTACTTTAAGAACGACATTTAACAGTTTAGGTACAGACGTAGGCGATCTAGCTAACTTAACTACCTCTGATACTTCAAATATTGTATCAGCTTTGAATGAAGTTAGATCACAAACTAGTTCAATTTTTGTTGTTGACGAATCTTCAACGACTACAGAAATCGAATCAGGCGAAAGTCTAAATATCTCTGGTGGAACAAACTTAACAACAGCTTTAACAGGAGATAAGTTGGATATTACTCTAAATACTACAATTACAGGATTGACAAGTATAACTTCAACAACAGGTGTCTTTACTAACCTAACATTAGGTGGTATTGATGTTGCAACTAAACCCTTTGCTATAGCACAATCTATAGCTCTAGGATAAAAATAATTTTTAGATTATATCATTTTTTAGATATAATCTATTATAAATAAACATAAGAGGATAATTTAATGGCTAACGATTTTAAAAGATTTGCAAAAGCAGGTGTTAGTAACAACACAGGCGCTAGTGCTGACGCTTTGTACTCTGTTCCAGCAGGATCAGGATCAAGTGCGTTGGAATCAATCGTTATTGGTATTTCATTGGCAAATACATCTACATCAACAGATACAACCGTTTCGGTATTTTTAGATAACCATGACGGTACTAATGATGTACATGTAGTAAAGACAGTTTCTTTACCTGCTTCAACGCAGATTGAACTAATGACCGGTAACAAACTAGTTTTACAGAACACAGGTTCAGCAGGAGAC